CACGGTGACCGATGGAAGCGGAACGACGAGCACCCCTGAATTTGCGGAGTCCACGGGAACGGCGCATGTGTTGCAATATCGGACGGCGGCACAGGCGCTCGGAGATATGGGCGCGGCAACGGCGCTTGCCAACAATACCAGCGAAACAACCAGCTTTAATCTCGCTTCGAATACCGTGTTCCGGTTCACTGGATCCGGCGCGTCGAACGCCACGACTCCGGCATCTGTTACAGCGGGATTCATCGCGTCAATTCAGAACGCGGGCACGGCGGCAGTCACCGTCGTAAGCGGTGGCCCGACGCTGCACTGCGAGCCGCCAGGATGCGTTGTTCCAATCGGCGGAAGCGCCTCGATTACTACTGACGCAAACGGAACCGACTTTGACGAGATTGGCTCAAACTGCGGCGGAAGCGCCTGCGGAGCCATCGCAAATCTGAGCACTCCAGGAGCGGCTGGCTATGCGCTCTATTCGGGATCAAGTTCATGGAGCACGCCTCATCTGACGGACAATGGAACACTCGTGACCTCTTCAGAGCCTTTGAATTTAGGCTCTGGGGTCAACACGTTTCTTGAGAACAATACCTCTCCGCTTCTTTTCTACCCGGATGCTGACAGCACGAGCCTTTCGCTTGGCGTTGGCGCAAACGGGAGCCAGACGGCAGTTAGCCAGTATGACGTTGCAATTGGTGAAGATGCGCTAGGCGCTGCAACGCAAGCGGCAAGCGGTGGTTTAGAAGACACCGCAGTTGGATTCTGGGCGATGAAAGCGAATACGACGGGGTACAACAATGTGGCCGTGGGAACCTATGCCCTCGATCAGAACACAACGGCGTTCGACAACACCGCCGTAGGAACGGACGCACTCGCCGGCGCGAACACGGGAGATTACAACACAGCGGTAGGTGAAGCGGCGCTGGCGGCTAACACAAGCGGATATAACAACACCGCCATCGGTCAGCAAGCTCTTTTCGTCGCTACGGTCACGCATGACAACACTGCGCTCGGGCAAAACGCTCTCTATTCACTGACGGGCACGGGAGGCAATCTCAATACAGCTCTCGGTTCAAATGCAGAGGCGACCATGACTACTGGCAGTGCAAACACTGCCGTAGGCGAAGATGCAATGTATACGATGACTACGGCGACTCAGAATGTCGCCGTTGGTTCGAGCGCTCTCTACACCAGCAATTCCAGCTACAATACGGCAATTGGCCAGAATGCGCTTGAGGCCGAAACTTCGGGAAACAATAATACGGCGGTCGGGTATGAATCGCTTGAGACAGTTACAACAAACGGCGGCGATACTGGAGTGGGTTCCTACTCGCTCAACGTGGCGACCGGCAGCAATCTCGTCGCCGTTGGCCAAGGAGCCCTGCAATCGCTGACGACGGGAAGCGGCGATACCGCGATTGGCAAAAGCGCAGGTAATAATGGAACGCAGAACGCCACGACCGCCGCGAACATTATCTTGATTGGATACAATACGGGGCTTGCTATTGCTACAGACTCAAATGAAATCGTGATTGGAGAAGGGGCAACGGGAGCGGGCAGCAACACTACAACCCTCGGTAACTCTAGCACGACGTTGACTATCCTTGCGGGCAGCACTCAGATGGTCCCGCAGACGGTGTTGTGTCATCTCTCGACGGGTGGAACTCCAGATGCCGGATGTTCGCCTACAGCGGCACAGTTGTCGAATGCTGTCCTAACGAATTACGGGCAGGGTGCAACAAATGTCGCCGTGACCGGACCATCTTTGACGGCAGGCATGGTTTTCGTCATTACGATGGAAACGGCCCAGGCATCCAATTATTTTGAGTATCATTCGACAGGTGCGAACATCTACTTGGACGGATCGGCATCGGCAGTTACAAACATCATCTTTGCTGCTCCTGCCGTTGGCAATAGCTTTTCGTGTTTTGTCTCGCCAAATGCGGTTTTTATGAAATGCACGACGCTAGCTGGAACATCGAGCAGTAGCTAGGGAGGAGAAATGCGAAAGCTCGGGTCGGTTTTTTTCCTCTTCGCTTCTGTGTCAGCCGCGCAAGTGCTGATGACCGGCGGAAAGACGCATCTCACCGCTGGGACTCCCTCGTTCTCGCCCGCTGCTGGTAGCTACGGCAGCACGCAGACGGTGACGATCTCGACAGTTGCAGGTGGCGTGATTTGCTACAACACAACAGGCTCGCCCGCCACGAATGGGACGACGGGATGCACGACGGGAACGCTCTACACTGGCACGATTTCGGTTTCCTCAACCGAGACGCTTTACGCCGTGGCAGGCGGCACAGGTTACTATGACTCGGCTATAGCAAGCGCAGCCTACACAATCAGCGCCAATCCGATAGCAATCGTGAACAATGGCACGCCCGCCCACACCTTCTGTTCGTCGAGCGGGACGAGCTGCACCACGACCGGCATGAACACTACCGGCGCGACCTTGTTTGTCATCGCCACGAGTTCTTACAATTCTGCCGCTAACACTCCGACCGCAACATCGAATACGTTTCATTGTCTGACCGCTTCGGGAAGTTCTGGCAATCGTTACGCTTCGATCTGCTACGCCTACGCGGTCACAACCGGGATATCGCAGCAGTTCACTTGCGGCGATGCCAGCGGATATATCAGTTGTGAAGTCAGTGCATGGAAAAACACGCTCACAACTTCATCTGTCTATGACAGCACTGCGGGAGTAGTTGGTAATTACTCCACAAGCACGACGTCGATTCAGCCGTCTGCTTCTCTGACCCCTTCGGCAGCAAACGAGTTGCTGATTATTGCGTTTTCTGCAAGTAATAATTTTTCGGCTCCGAATCTCACTATCGACAGCGGCTTTCAAGTCCTAGATACGACAAGCGGAAGCGGAGAGCTAGGCATAGACGCCTACCTTATCGATTCGGGAAGCAGCGCTCTACAACCGACGATTACTTATGGTTCCGGCGTGATCAATGTCGGGAACAATGCGATTTCGATGGCGGCATTTGTACCGTAGGAGGACTTGTGCGGAGCTTGCGGCGTGACAACGATGATGCACTGATGCGCCCCTGCGTGCGGGGCGGGATGAGGCGAACATGAAGCGAATTGCGATACTGACGATCTTAATGCTGGCGGCGGAGAAATGAGCACAACGCCAACCATTCTCGTGCAGCAGAATTCGCAGCCGAAATTAGGCGATGCGTGCGAATTCTCCATGCAATCTTCGTACCTCTTCGCAGCGAGCGTTGTACGCAGAAAGAGGGTCATTGAATCGCCCACTCCATTGAAGACGACCATGAAGTGTTATTTTTGCAATCCAAGCGCGATCTCGATTGTGCCAGAAAACTCCTTTATACCCGCTTTTATTGTTCGAATGAATGCGTCGATTGCAGTTCTGTTGCGCATGATCCGCGAATCGAAGATTGCAACGTCGATTATCCAACGTGGCTTCTACTTTTCTGTGATCCGGAGTTTCACCCTCTTTCCCTTCGCCAAGAATAAATCGATGCATAGAGACGGCTTGATAAGGAAGTTTACGGCCTGTGGTCCACGCATAAAAAGCACGAGAGCTCTTGTCCCATCTAGCATGCCAATTGAAGATTCCAACGCGCTCTGCATCGTTGGTATCGATGAGGGCATAAAGTCCATGAGTCAAAGGTACATAAGCGATCGATGGACCAATGGGAATCACTACAGGTCGAATCTTGCGATGGTAAATTCCAGCAGGCATATCTTTATAGTATCGGAAAGGTGGGCATGATGGCAACTCCTACAATTATGGTGCAACAGAACAGCCAACCCACAAATGATCCTATCGAAGGCGAAAATGGCCCAGTTTTCTTGACAGACTTGGATGCTGTTGCTCAGATAATTTATACTACATTAAGATTATTGCTTTCAGAATGGTGGGAGAATCTAGTCATTGGATTTCCTCTCTTCCAGTCGCTCATTGGCTCCTCGGGTGCGCCTGCAAATCAGGCCGGTGTCATGCTCATCATTCAGCAGACAATTCTCGGCTGTCCCTATGTGACCAAAATTCTCAATTTTAACTTTTCTCTCAATACGGCAACGATGGCGTCAACCTTCACGGCGACTGTTCAAACGAGCTTTGGTAATCTTGTCGTAACGAACGCTCCAGGATCGAGCGCCCAGGTGACGCCATAATGCCCGTACCTGCCTATATCGCGCCTTTCATCTCCCCAACAGCGGGCCTCGTCATTCCTTCCTATCAGTCGATCATCAATAGCCTCATCTCCGGATATCAGGCCATTTATCCACAAGTTGTTTATTTGGGAACAGATACGGCCAAATACCAGGAAATCTCCATCTTCGCCCTGAAATGCTATGACTCGAATCTCGCTTCACAGTTGGCCTATAACGCCCGGTCTCCATCAACTGCAATTGGGGCCGATCTTGACAGCATCGTGAAGATGAACGGCATTGCGCGGTTGCCGGCCTCGTATTCCACAGCGCCATTGACTGTGACCGGAGCTGGCGGAACGGTCATCAATCTCGGCCAAGTGACCGATACTCAGGGATACGTCTGGGCGCTTCCTATCAGCGTAACTATTCCGAGCGGTGGAAGCGTCACGGTGGGCATTACCTGCCAAACAGCCGGCCCAATACAGGCAAGCGCAGGAGCGATCAACACGATCTCAGGAGGCGCCACGGCTGGATGGACAGGTGCCACAAATCCGTCTCCGGCGCTTCCGGGCTTGCCCACTGAGAGCGATTCCGAGCTCAGGGCTCGTCAAGCGCTTTCTGTGGCCTCCCCAGCCCTTACACGCCTTGCTTCGACCATCGCAGCCATTGCAGCCGTCCCTGGCGTCACGCGGTACGCTACAGGCACGCCGACACCCGATTCCGGTCCCGGAAGCTCCATTGAGAATCCAACTGGATCTATCGACTTCTGGGGCAATCCCCCACACTCGATTTCAATGGTTGTAGAAGGCGGCTCAAATCTGGCAGTCGCAACGGCAATCTACCAGAAGCGCGGTCTCGGAGTTTACACGAATCCCGATTCAACCGCGGGCTCAACCAGCGTTCCCGTGACTGATCCCAATACCGGAACCATTACTACCATCGGATTCCAGCGCCCGACATACGCGCCAATCTACGCGACGATAGTCATTCATGGACTGGCTGGATACACGAGCGCTGTCTTGACGGCAGTACAGGCTGCAATTGTGCTGTATCTCAATAGCCTTCAAATCGGAGAAACAGTAACTTATTCTTCGTTCTATTCCGTCGCTCAATCGGTGATGCCTTCGCTTGTGACGCCGCAGTTTTCGATCACATCCCTGCATACCGGACTTTCAGCATCGCCCTCGGGAACAACGGACATTACGCTCGACTACTATCAGGTCGCGCAGGGGATTTCAGCCAACATCATTGTGACGGAGGCTTGATTGCCGCTCTATAACCAAAGCGGATACGGATCGGGACGATATGGGATTGCCGACAATGGCCCCATTTATATTCTTCCGATCTCGTACTATCTTGGCCTTCTTACTTCGGAGTACCGCCTTGCGTCCAATCTCAATGCGTGGCTTCAGGACTTGCTTTCTCCGCTCAACGACACAACAAATATGCTGGCCGGCATGACAGGGGCATTCGATCTCGATGAGGCTTCGGGCGTCCAGCTTGATGTGGCCGGTCAGATTGCGGGGATAAGTAAGACAGTTGGGTTTCAACCATCCGACAGCGTGAGTCCGATTCTCGATGATGCCACTTATCGCCTGCTCATCAAAGCGACGATCGCCGCAAATCAATGGGACGGCACCGAAGAATCTCTTTATCCGATCTGGGCGCAGTTGTTTCCCGGCGGATCGATCATCATCACGGACAATCAGAACATGTCATGTACGATCGTCCTATCAGGCAGCTTTACGTCGATCATTCAGGATTTGATTGTCAATGGCTATATTGTGCCGAGGCCTGAAGGCGTCGAGTATGAGTATGTGTTTGGCGATTTCCCGATCTTCGGAACGGACGAATCGAACAGTTTCATTGCGGGCGTAGACTTGGGACATCTGGCATAGGAGCATCATGGCGACAACAAATTTCTTAGTTTTCAATCCGGGCGCGGTCAATCAGGAAACTGATGCCGAATACGCAGCCGATTCGCAACGCTCTGGCGGCTATGGAGTTGACAATATCGTTCCTTCTGCACTTCTGAATAAGGCCACTTATCAGCCCACAACATTCTGTGCTGCGTTCGGTCAGATGATGGCCGCAAAGGGATATTCGACGAGCGATGCGGATGTCGCAGTCCTGGCCGCAGTGCTCGCAAATATCATCACCGAAGCTGATCTGCTCTCAAATCTCATTTCGGTTGCTTATTCTCCTACTCCAGCATTCAATGCCGCCGCTGCCAACGGCTTCCAGATGACGCTCACCGGCAACGTCACATCTTCAACCATCTCTGGAGTTGTGGCCGGCCAGGTAGTCGGATTCTTCTTTATTCAGGATGCGACGGGCGGAAGGACTGTGGCTTGGCCATCTTCATTTGTCGGCGCTGTGCAACCCGATCCGACGCCGAATGCCGTAAGCCTGATTCTTTTCAAAGCAGATCTGAGCGCGAATTTGCATGCCTCCGGACCTCCATTCAGCAACAATGGTCTATTCGCCACAAATGGACTTGTATGTCCTACACGCACAAGTGGTGACAATACGACCAATGCCGCTACTACTGCTTTTGTTCAAAGCGCTATTGCATCAGGATTCACATCGGGATCGAATGCGAATGGGCGATGGGCGAAAGATCCAAGCGGCCTTATTCGTCAATGGGGAACTGTAGCAGGAGCTTCAACGGGGACTATTGTTGATTTTCCGATCGCATTCACGAATAGCTCCAGCATTGCGGTGAACACGACCAGTCTGTGGTACGGGCCAGGAAACAGCATCTGTTTTGTGATCGCGACTAAAAACTCAATCAGCACAACACAATTTGAAGTGGCATTGGGCGTCGGAAGTCCGCAGGATTTTCAATGGTTTGCAATCGGATATTAGGAGAATAGGAATGCGCACAGCGAAACAGATATTTGCACGGCTCATACTCATTGGCTCACTGCCGCTTTGCGCACAAACGGTTACTCCGAATATCGGGCTGCAACTCCCGATCCAGGGAACTACGAACTGGGGGATTTCGCTCAATAACAACTTCACACTGCTCGACAAGTATCTAGGCAATGTTATGCCGCTTCCCAACGGATTGACTGCTCCTAAATTCAATGTGACGCGCGGCTTTCAGATCAACGGGAACTTCGGCATTTCTGGGCAGGTTCTCGCATCAACAGGATTCGGATCGCAGTGGATCACGGTTTCGACTCAGATGATTAACTGGACCGGTGCATGGGCGGCAGACACTGCCTACGCGAAGAATGACGGCTACGTCGAGGGCGGCAACGGTTACATCGTTACCACGGCCTACACATCGGGCGGAAGCTTCGGGTCTCTCGATACTTCTAGCAGCGTCGAGGTCGCCATCGGATGCGGAGGCACTTGCACAATTTCAGATGGCGGTACCGGGGGAATCACCCCAGCGAGCGCACTCAGCAACATCTATAACGGCGCAGGTGGTGGCACTTGGCGTCGGATGGGCGTCACATGGTGGGGCCAGCCTGGAGACGTTGTAGCTCAAGAGCAGACTGTATGGGGTCCAGAAGGAAACTGCCAGATATTGACGATCCAAGCAACCTGCTTTAAGCGGACCTATTCTAATAACACTGAGATTGAATATCAGGAGTCCGCTGACGGCATCGTGTGGAGTGCCTCGCCTGGAATCGACACACACGTTGGACAAAGACCATCAAGGGTAATCGAGATTTCCCCCGGCAGTTTCATCATGTACGCGGCGAACAACGCAGAAACGGAAATCGACGAATTCACGGCTGGCTACAACCAGCAGTATACGCTAGCTCACTCTGCGGTCATCACCCCTGCATCTGCTCCTGTCGGGTGGGGGACGTTTTCGTATACCGATAATACGAGCGTCTACCTGGCCGGTTCCACCATGTACCTTGCGGTCGATTTCGGATTTCATTCAGGACTTTTTTCCTCAACCGACTACCACACATTCACGCCCGTTTCGCTCATCATTCCAGGTTGCTCGGTTCGCAGCCCCTTTTATCAGGAAGCGGGGAAATGGTATACGTGGCTCCACTGCGGCGATAATCAGATTCACCGCTATGTCTCACCAGGATCGGCCATCGGCTCCGCTCCTTACACCGATGCGCTCGGGGGTAAGCCTGACCTATCCATTGAGACAGCCAATGAAGGCGCAGGCGACAACCAGAGCGGTGTCGGGCAGGTAGCGGACCCTTACGTTCTTGAGGTACAAACCGCCGCAGGGCCAAAGACTTTTCTGTATTATACCTCCACACAAGACCTTGGTGGGCCGACATGGTTTCAAGTTCTGAAGTTGGCCATTGCCGATATGCCCATATCGAGCGTAGTGCAGACAAGCGGCGGAGACGATGTAAGCCAGCTTGACCTGCCGAGCAACCTGCCTATCAGCATGGATTACGCAAATCAGGCACTCAATTTTGGCAGCTACCCGATTGAGAACGCGGGACCTATTAACGTATCGGGGTTGAATATCTACACGAATGGAAATCCGACAATCAACTTCGGCTGCTTTCCGGCGCAGGGCTGCAATAACGGGTACCCAACGACGCTCAATTTCGGAACGGCGGACGGTGGAACCTTGTACCAAGGGTCGATAGCGGCTAGTCCAGCAGGTGGTGGAGGTATGACGTTTACGCTTCCGCGCACGATTTCTAGCGAAGGATATTTCTTCAACAATCAGGGTGGGACAACACTGCTCTCGATGGATAGTTTTAGCCACGCGATTATGACTGCCAGCGGCAGTGTACTGGACGACGGCGGAGGGAATATGAATCTGTCGGCGAACGGGTCAGTAGCATTAACGGTTCCTCCGCAACGAAATATCTGCTGGGGATCGACGACGCCTGCCTGCATTTTGGGCTATGGAACGCCGGCCACGTTTCTGCTGATTGATGCTGCGACCGGAGGCGGAAACATCCAATTCAGCGGCAACTATTCAGGAGGGAATAGTTTGGCATCTTTTGCAGCATCGAAATTCGGCACGCCCGTTGTAAACATCGATCCGGCGGGAGATGTAGTGGCCTCGGGAAACGTGACCGCAGCAGGCGGCGGAAACACGATCTACTATTGCAGCGCCGGAGCATCGGCGGGAAATCTGTGCCGTGGAACAGGATGCTCATGTTCCGGCGGCACGTGGACGGATACAGGATTGAGGACGAAATAAGGAGCCTTATGAAAAGAATTATCATCGCGCTTGGATTTCTGGGGCTTCTGGGCGGCATCAGCCCGTTCTGGTGGACGATATCGTAGCAAGGAGACACGCATGAGAAAGCAGCTCGCAGCAATCACGCTTCTGGTTTTCAGCGTTAGCGCCTTCGCCCAGACCGCGCCGCCTGTCTGCCCTGTTCCCGCCTCAGTCATCGTGCCTTCCTATTACACCTCTGGGCAACCAGCATTTGCGCAACTTAATTGGACAAATGGCACAGACATCGCCTCAGCAGTGACCACGAACTCCGCAGGCACGGCGACGGCTTCGACCGCAACGCCGCCAGTTTGGATGATTCAGCCATGAAGAGCCTGTCCATATCGATTCTGCTCTGCTGTGCCGCTCAGGTGTGTGCGCAGACCTACTCCCTGCCCAACAACAACGCCGGATGCCCGAGCCAGTGTCTCGTGATCCCGTGGGATACCGGATCGGACCTCTGGAATAGCGGAACACTGCCAGTCTATTCGCAAGTGACTTGCACCCCGCTGCACGAAAACGGATCGACTGATGATACCGCAGACCTAAACACCTGCATCACGGCTGCGAACGCGGGAACTGGATCGTACTCGACTTGTCATGCGGCGGGAGGGTGCGCAGTCTTTATTCCGGCTGGCAATGTATTGATTGATGGGTCAGTAGTGCTGAAAAGCAACGTAGTCCTTCGAGGGGCCGGACCCACAACGATCATCACCGAAGGCAACGCCAACGCGCAGATCACGACCAACAACTTCTCTCATTCGGTCAATCTCTATCCCGCGACCAGTTATACCGTTCAGCCCTCGGAATGCCTGTTGAGCGGGACACCGGCAAAAGGCGACACCTCAATCACGGTCACGGGAAACCGCCAAGACCCGAACGGTAGCACGACCGCAGACTCCAGTTGCAATGTATCGACGGGAACTTGGATCAAGGTCTTCGGCAATGACAATCCCGCGCTGATTTCAGACTCGATGCAGGATTCCGGCTCCTATTACAAATGCGATATGTGCGCCGACAATACCGGATACTACCTGATGCAGCAATATGAGCAGGTAACTGGAGTCAGCGGGTCAACCGTCAGTCTTAGCCGCCCACTTTACTATCCGCCTTACACGACCGCGACAACGGTTCACAACACCAGCGGTTCGGCGGTCACGGAACCTGCAGGCGCGAAGTACAACGTCATCCAGTTTCAGACAACGCAGGCAGGACTCGAATACCTGAAGGTCAATGCGACTGCCGACCTGGGCGCGAACCAGAACGTGCTCTACCAAGGATGCCTCTACTGCTGGGCCAAGGGGATTGAAGTCATCCTGTCCGGCGCGAATCAGCTTTCGGCGTTGGTCGAGTGCGATTGGTGCTACGGGTTCGAGATTCGGGACTCCTACATTCACGATGAAAGATCGGGAGCGAGCGGGGCTGGGTACGGAATCTATTTCCAGTTCATCAGCGGCGACGAGAAAGTCGAGAACAACATCGTCCGGCATACCCGCCACTCAATCAGTTTCCAAGGCGGAACGGATGGATCGGCCATCCTCTACAACTACACGGACGACGGCTACACGGACGATCTGACCTATCTCGCCTCTGCCAGAGCGAACCACGGGGCGCACAATTACATGGTGCTGTGGGAAGGCAATGTGATGAGCCACCTGACCTCGGACGATTGTTGGGGAAGCTCGTCACATCAGGTATTCTTCCGCAACTGGTTCTGGGGCGATGAGACGATGAACTGGAACTTCATTCCGTCAGGCGGAGCGACGGCCCCAAGCGGGACCAACCCCAACAACGGTTTCGACGCCATCGATGTCTACACCGGCCAGGTCTACTACTCGTTTGTCGGGAACGTCCTTGGGCACACGGGCCTTCATACAACATGGTCGGGAGCCACACTCGGACCCACGAACAACGCTTACGGGACCAGAACCGCGCCGGTTGTCTACAGCTACGGCGGGGCGGTGGGAGCCGGGAACGGAACCTGCGACGACATTGTAGACTCGACGATCCCAAGTTCAAGCACGACTTCGCTGAATCACGGAAATTGGGATTATCTGACGAATGGGGTAGCCTACTGGCAGGGAGGATCGAATCACACGCTGGCAAACTCGATCTACTATTCCAGCCAGCCCACATTCCTGAGCGGCTACGCATGGCCCTTAGAGGGGCCGGAGGGTAGCCCGACCATTCACGCAAACCCGGCAGAAACGTGCTGGGTCAACGGGCCGTCTACGGGCGGGGCGTTCAATGCAGCCACTTGCTATGCAACGAGCAGTTCGCCCACACCCGGCAATCCATTTCTCATCGCAACCCCGCTTTAAGGAGACTCTATGAAACGCGCAATCGCACTTCTTGCCTCAATCGCACTTCTCGGAATCACAGAGGGATGCGCCCAGCACCCGGTCAGCCCGCCAACCTACACCTGCCCGCCCGCCGGTTCCTACGCGGACCTGAACGGCGCGACAGGCTCAACCTCGACTAGCTACACCGTGTCCAACGTGACCTCGCAGACGTGCTTCGAGGCGCAGGGCTACCTGAACGGCCAGTACGGAACACCGTCGAATATCGTCGGGCCGATTCTCGGCGGCGCAACGGAAAAGGTATCGCTCTCGGTGACCTGCACGGCTGGCACAGGGCAGACCTGCACCGTCTCATGGGTATTCCAGAGCGCACCGGCTGTGGTTCAGACGGCTCCCGGTATTCCGACAATGGGAGCGCCGACAACTTCGGAAGTGGTCAAGCCTGCGCTGCCGGTATCCAAGGATGTGCCCACGGCCACGCTCACGGCCAAGCTGGAGAAGCGGTAGTACCTCCGACTCTTGAACGGAAAGGGCCGAAACAGGATGGCACATGATGCGCAGATGGTCCGCGAACACGTTGATCGTATCCAGAAAGCTGAAGGCGCAATTGCGCAGCTAAGGTCCGACATGGCAACGATAACCGTGAGACAGAACTCGGTTTGGAAAGACCTTTATGGCGGCGACGGCCAGAAAGGGGTGCGCGATACGCTTATTGAATTTGTCACCGCCTTCAATACGCGAGAGGAAGAGCGCAAAGCCGCGCTGGAGACTCACGAGACCGCAGTGAAGGCGGCGTTAGATGCGCACAATAGCAAGATTGCATTTAGGTTCAATCTCCTGACCATAGTCGTCGCCGCCCTTATGCTGCTCGTTGCGATCCTCACTTTTGTCGTCGTACGAGACAGCGCGCAGAAGGGGATGCTCAAAGTACCGGGAATCTCGCAGCAAGTCCAACCGCAACAAAGCGCGAACAACTTCGCGTACTGAGGAGGAATTTATGGGAACCTATCCGCCGCCGAACCCGCAACCCGGAGATCCGCGACCGCCAAAAGAACCGCCGCCAGTACCTTGCGACGAACCCGCCAAGCCTGCCCCGCAGAAATAGCTTGCAACCGGGCCGCGCAGCGCTACAATCATGGCAAGTGCGCGGGCAACCGTTCTGTAAAGTCTGGGCGCTTCGGCGAGTTCTGTGGACGATTAAGGGCTACGGTCCCGCGCACGAAAGGAACGCACGATGAACTGGAAAGCCTACCTTACTTCACTGGCAGTCTGGGTCCATGCCGCAATCTCGCTCGCTGGTGGTGCTCTGATCGCATCGGCATCCCAATATTTGCAAAGTGGCGGCGTGATTCCCGCGACCCCCGCTCAATGGCATAGCGCCGCAGCTACCGTGGTCGCAGTAGCGTTGGCAATCATGGCCGCGCACCTGAAGCAATCGCCGATTCAGACGCCGCCCGCACCACCCGCAGCATGAAAGGAATAGGAGAACACTATGGCAAGTTTCACAACAATTCTTTCTGACATCGGCAACGCGCTCAAGAAGGTTTTCGGCGTGGGCGTCAAGGTAGCGGAGATTGCGGAGCCGATCATCGACATCGCCTTTCCGGGCGTAGCTTCGCTTTACAACCTGACGGTAACTGCCGCCGCCAATGCGGAGACAGACGCAATTGCGGCTGGTCAGCAAAGCGGGACTGGAGCGCAAAAGCTCGCAACGGTCATCGCTGCGATCACAACCGACTTTGAGGCCTATTGCACCGCTGCCGGGATTCCATTCACCACGGCAACGATTACCGCTTGGGTCAATGCCGTGGTCGCTACGCTGAATGCGTTGCCTGCACCGTCAACGGCCCCGCCAGCCGCGAGCTAGACCATGCAACTCACCGACCACTTCGCCGACACTGAGCTTGGCGTAGCGGGGCAGGATGCCCAGATCGTTGCCAACGCCACGCACTTGTGCCTAATTCTGCTTGAGCCGATCCGCGAGCAGTTTGGTCCTCTGGCAATTGATGACGGTTACCGCAATCCGCAGCACAACGCAGCGGTAGGCGGAGCGCCTGACTCGCAGCACCTCTACATCGGCCAGAACGCGGCGGCGGATATTCGCCCGATGGCGGCGGGCTTGCAGGTAGTATTCGACTGGATACGGCTGCAAAGCCATCTCCAGTTTGACCAGTGTATTCTTGAGTTCTCGCACAGCCTGCCAGCCTGCATCCACATCTCCTACAACGGCGGATTAGCGCAGCAGCGCAGAGAGGCTATGACCGGCGAGACGAACGGCGCGGGACCGTATGAGAACGTTGAAGTGAATCCATAGCCGCTTCAGGCAGAGAGGAGGTGGCGGATAGGCCCATACTGGTGTCAGAGCGACACGGGGCCGGGGCGATGCTCCGGCTCCGTACGGTTCGGCCTGTTCAACCGCCCACCTGCTCTCGCAGCGTGCGGTTCTCGGCTTCGAGGCGGGCGATGCGCTCGTTATCGTTGGCGATGGTAGTTAAAAACGAATCAGCCTGCTCCTCGGAAAGTCTCAGTTGATTTTCAAGGTTAGATATTTCCTCGATAAATTCCATGATTTGTGAATCGCTCCAATCTAAGCGAATCACAAAACTTCCGCTCTTTCTGCGCTGTTTCAATCGAGCATAGGCATCCGCATAACGTTCCGGTATCGGCGCTCCCTCGGTCACTTGCGAATCCTTCAAGTCATTCGGAATAGGCTCATTGCCGGGAATGTATTCGTGTCCTTGCATTTTCTCGCTTCCTTCGCGGTCAGGCCGCGCCCCTGTTCCTGCTACTTCCGCTTGGCTATGGCCACTTCCACAGCCTTCTTAGCCAGTCTCTCGGTCACGTAATCACCGACGCGCTCCCCGCCGCCCCTACCATCCCTACCATCCGTAGAGGCTGTCCACGGTTGGCTGGAATCGCAGTTGCTTCCGCGCACATGCCCGATAATCAGGCCGCTTGGATACTGGATGTAACGACTCTTTTTCCAGTAGCTATCTTCAATCACTTCCCATTTTCGTGTGTCCATCTTCATCCTCCCGCTACTTGGCGTCTGCCTTGCGAACGGCGGCGACGATCATCTCGTATTCGCATTCCTGTATCCCGTGCAGCCCTTGTTGCTTGATAACGCGCTTAAGAGCTTCCACCGCCGCGTCTTGCTTGGCGGGTTCCGGCTCGCCCTGCGGCTCAGCGAGTGCGGCCCGCGCGTCGGCCATGCCCGCTGCGTAGACGGCAAAGATGCGCGTATCATTATTGGGGTTCCCTGCAATCAATTTGATTGCAAAGTAAGCGTCTATCGCCCTCTTCTTCTGCTTCTGCGTCAACTCATCCATACTGCCCTCCTGCGCCCTAGCGCGGTGCCCCGTGTGATGTGCCTCGGCTTACGGAGCCTAGACCGAGCGCATCGCTGGTGCATGATAACGTCCCTCTTGGTCGTAGTATCCGCTGCCCACTATGCTCACCCCCTCCCCTGCGCAGTAGCGCGGTTACTTCATGCTCCAGAGAAGCCACAGCGCAATCGCGGCGGCTACTGTGCTCCTCTAAGTTGCTTTTGCCTCTGCGCGTAGTTGCTGCATCAATTCGTAACATCTTGGCGCGAGGCCCGTCGGAAGCTCCTGTTCGTAGAGTTTCGTGATTGTGTCCCACTCGCGGACCATCGGACCCCATTCAGGGAATCGCTTTACAACTTCACTCAATCGATTCTTCCACGACGGGAACAGCTTGAGCAGCCGGTAGCATCGCCCAAAGTCATCAGGATCATGCGGAAGATCGTAGTGCTTTGTGACTACCTGATTATTCATGACCGAAAAGATAGTCAGCGATGACGTTCCGGTGTCGCGGCCCCTCAGCCATTCATCTGGCGTGTTCGTCTCCGGTTCCTGAAACATCCCCGCTTTGCAATGTAAGTGCATCTTTACAAATGCATCCATCGCTGCAACCACGATGGGGAGTGGCTGCGAACCGCCGAGGGATAATCCCCTACCGCATCGCGTGCAATGTGCTATCTCGCCAATCTTGCCACCGGCGACTACCCATTCCGCTTTAGCTTTCATTTTCCTCACTGCATCCCCCTCATCCACTTGATCGCCTCGTCCATCGCCCACCACACGCCCAACACGACACCCAGCAGCGCAAGCTCGATCAGGAGCGCCCACATGATGATGCGCCGCAGATTCGCGCTCACTACTGGCGGGTCGTCTTGCCGATGGACGATCACGCGGATCATGGGCGCGCCCGATCGAGGATAGCTAAATCATCCTCAGTCAGCCCAAGCTCGCCCACATCCTCTGCCAGCTCCTCTGGCAGCAACGGGCAGCGCTGATCGAGCGATTCTCTGAGTCTGTCCACTTCGCCCAGGAACATGCGCACGCCATCGTCAATCTCGGCTATCCGGGCCTCGTCGCGCGGAACCTCGATAACGAACTGGCGGTACCGCATCGGCTGCTCCTCGCAGTTGAGCAGGTAGATTCCCGGCCCCTTGCGCTCGGTGCAGCGCAGGCCGAACTGAATCTGGTCGTAATACTTGCTCGGCACCTGGCCGTGCAGGATCGCGGCAATATGGTTGCTGGCCTCAAGATTTTTAGCCTCAAGGATGCGGTCATCGCCAATCAGACCATCCGGCGAGCATCCGGCCATTTCGATTGTAGGGTGGAACACGAAGCCCACCGGGATGACCATCTCCCCGCTGCGCCGCTCATACTCGCGGATTGCTAAAGGTTCATCGTCAATGCCTTTCTGCATGTAGGGCGAAACGTAGTGCTTGACTGGTTCGCCTGTAAGCTGCTCCGTCAGCACGTCTACCTTGTAGGCCCAGCGCTCCCGCGTCTGGCCGCCCTTCTTAAGCATCGACATAACGGCGCCGATGTTAGAGCCGGTCACTCGGCCACAGCGGGCCTCATACCATTCCTGTGTGCGCTGCTCGCAGTAAAGTGCTTTCATCGCGCCCCCCTGTGCAGATCGCGGTAACGCGCGTTCTTGGCCGTCGAGAATGAGTCGGCGGACGCCTTATCGTTCGCCGCCCACGCTGCATCTTGGGCTAGCTTGTAGACGCGCCTCAACTCCTCATCGTTGGCTGCGTTCTTGATGTTATCTTCGTGCTGCGTGTATTCCGCATCCGGCAATCCTTTGCCGGCGGCCTTGTTCCCGTCGTCGTCCCTTTCCTCAAAGCTCAGATTGAAGATCATGTTTTTGAGATACCGCTTGCCATAGGTAATGGCGCTGCCCGTCGCGTGGGTTCGTGACATGACCCCGCCGCCCTTCGGCCCTTTGCCGTCGGCGGGAATGTCCAGCGGATAGCGGCGTCCGTAGGCGCCCAGGCTCAGAACGCCCACGATTCGCACCATGTCGGGCTGCGGGTGCGGTTCCGGCTCAAAGGAGAGCGTCATGCGCTCCTCGCGGAGATGCGATTCGATGGCGCGGTCGATGGCTCCAGCCGTAGCGAACTTGCTGTTTGTTTCCGGGTTCTTCCCAGTCTTGGCGATGGGCTTCAGCTTAGACTGGATGCGCTGGAGGGCCGCATTGAACATCTCGCGGTCGTGGTATTCTTGCGCCTCTGCCCGCGCCCGCACCAGTTCACGCACGACCTCAACCGCGTTGCCCTGCGCGATGGCCTGCTGCAAGGCGACGTTCATCAACTCCAGACCGCTCAACTGCGGCTTGACTTCCTGCGTTTCCACTAATGCCAGTTGCTCGCTCATGGTGCTCCTCCATCTCCCCAAATCTGTTCTGCCCGGGGTCGTACTCCGGCTCGTATTCGCGCTCCGGCTCGGGATAATCCGGGTCGGAGAATCCAAAGCCGTCATGTGATCCACCCCAGCCGAGGCCCATCACTCGCTTCCCGTCTTAGCGCACGCCTCTTGCTCGGCGGCTACGGCGTCTAGGTCGGCGGCAGAAGGCAGTTCGCGCACTGTTTCAATTTCACCCGCCACGATCCGATAACTCCACTTCGGCTGATAATCGAGGGATTCCTTACACTCGATGTAATTCTCCGCCAACCGCCGCTCAGTAAACACTTCAGCGGCGGTCCATGGATAGTCGCCAAGCTGCTTCACTACGATGTAGAGTTTCATGCTTCTTCCTTCACCTGAAAATGTGTGCTGCTACCTCGATTGCCGCGAGCGCGCAGATCAGCACCACGAACACCCGCGCGGCTATATCCAAGCTGTCCGCCAGCCAGTCGCGCTCAACCATGTTCGCCAGCGGGTAGTAGTCGTTACGCTCACACAGTTCGCGCCAGTCAACGTCGGGGTCGGTCATGGGCGCGGCTCCTTCAATGCGCGGCGCACAATCGTGGCACATTCCGCGAGCACTTTAGTGCGAGCGGCGGCGGCGGCGGCGGCGGCGGCGTCGGCGGCGGCGGCGTAGGCGGCGGCGGCGGCGGCGGCGGCGTCGGCGTCGGCGGCGTAGGCGGCGGCGGCGGCGGCGTCGGCGGCGGCGGCGTAGGCGTAGGCGGCGGCGGCGGCGGCGTCGGCGGCGGCGGCGTAGGCGGCGGCGGCGTAGGCGGCGGCGTAGGCGGCGTCGGCGGCGGCGTAGGCGGCGTCGGTGTAGGCGGCGTAGGCGGCGGCGTAGGCGGCGTAGGCGGCGTCGGCGGCGTCGGCGGCATTACCAGCCGCCTCTCTAACCTGTTCAATAGTGGCCTTACCGAGCGCCCACTTCCGCGCTGTCTCGATAGCGATGCGTGGACGTTCTTCGCCTTCAGGAACGAACTTCAGCGCCGTTTCAGCGCAGGAACAGGCGGCCAAGATCAGCTGCTTCCGCGTGGGCCAGCCTTTCTTATCGGCCATCTTGCCGCACAACCACAACAGCCAGTCTCCGCGCTTCCAGGTAGTCCAGACAACGTGAAAGCTCTTGCCGTGCGCCCATTCTTTCGACTTCATCGTTTCTCCATCCTCTCGTATGCTTCGATCATCCGTTCAATCTCGCCCTGCTGGGGGCGGTTCAGGATCGCGGCCAGTCCCAGCAACGATACGGAGCCGCAGCAACAGCATGTGCGCGGGTTCGTGCCGCACTCGTCGCAGTCCTGGCACCAGTACAGCGAGCGCATCGGCAGGTGCTCGTGACGGCGGGTCATTCGCGCTCCCTTGCAGCCTTACGCGCATTGTCGGCGGCGTCAAACAGGTCGTCCCAATAGCTTGCTTCCGCGCGGCTAAAGAGCTTGTCCTGCGTTGCCGCCGGCAGGGAGTAGAAGTCGGCGCCGAACTCTTCTTCAGCTAGCTCCTCTGCCCTTATCTGCGTGGCGTACTTGTAATCGCTGCTCATGTCCCTTACTCGATTCTCCACACGCGTACACCGTCGGCGACGCGTGCCGTTTTGAACCGTTTCGGCAGAAATCTCTTGGCATCCGCACTTGTATATGCCACCAAGGTTCCGACTCCCCGCCCCATAAGCGGTATCACAAACGACTCCATGACCTCCAGTGCCTGCATTGTCTCGCGGCGCTCTATGGTTGATCCGCTAGGCGTGTTCCCTTGGCTTCTTGGTAGCGGCACGTCCTTTTCGATGGTATACATGCTTTGTCTCCTTAAGATTTGCGTCTCCATTTGCGCTCGGGCCGCCCGACTGCCACGAACCCGGCTGCGCGAAACATCGGCATATCAGCGTGAAGGTCTTCCAGGGTGTATTCCTTAGGCTTCGTCGTGCCAACGTGTTTCCAGCCATTAAATGCGTCATAGTATTCTCCACGCATTGCGTGGAAGACGGCCTCTGGTCCAATTTTGCGCATGAAAGCTACGATGTCGCCCCATTGCTCGGCGGTTAGATCGATATGCTCCTGGTCGAAGGGAAGAACAGAGAAAAGCCAGTCACGGCGATCCAGTTGCAGTAGCGAGATCGTGACTTGCGCGAAGTCAAACGAATCGCACCGGAAAGCATTATGCTTGTTTGTTGAAAAAGGCGAGTATTCCTTCCCTGTCCAATAAACAAGCGAAGAGTCTCCGCGTGTTGCTCTGATTACAAAAGGCTTATTCATGGTTCCCTCTCCCAAAACTTGACTTCGCGCGCCACTCATCAGGGGATCAGGCGCGGCGAAGGTTAAGGCCGATTGTGCTCATTATCCGAATCGACCAGCGATTGCGGATCATGCTCTTGATACCAGTCGCGGTCGTGATCGCTTTCGGCTTCGCGGCGCTCTTCGAGGAGGTAATCAGCGTGCTCTTCCATCCATTCGGCGCGAGATTTCTTCCGGCGAAGGCGGTTGGAGAGGCGATATTCTTCCTCTTCAGGAGTTTCGAGTTTCCAGTCATCGTAATTCATTCGGATTGATCTTTTCGTACATGCTGGGATTTAGATCAGCCTTACCGCTCGGGCCGCCCGACTGCCACGAACCCGGCTGCGGCCCCTGTGACTTTTACACAGTAAGGCCAAGCGAGGATTCCTGTCAAGTAGGTAAGACAAAATTATTTTCCTTTACTTTTCATTCCGCTTGTGCAAGGATGTTTCTCTATGAGACTCGGCACTGTTCTTCGCAAATGGCGGACTATGGAAGAAAGAACCGTGCGGGATGTCGCGAAGGAACTTGGCATCTCTTCGGCAACATTCTTCCGTATTGAGCAGGGTAAAGCCTGCGATTCTGGAACCTTAGCGGTAATCCTGTTATGGCTTATCGGTAAAAGTAAGTGACACGGAGAGCCTGCCATGAAACCCGCACGCCGCATCCTGCTTTGCTGCTCCGACGAGGACCGCCTGGGCGTGATGGCCTACACGCTGTCCAAGGCGCGAGTGTCCTGCAATGGGCCATTCTACGGCGTGACTAAGGCAGACACGCTCACGCAGGCGCTTTCACTGATTCTGGACTTGCCCGCCGTCGTGCTGATCTTCGCTCCTTTCGCCGGCGAGGGCGCGCTCCTGCAAACGGCCAGAAGGATGAACCGCGAGATTCACACCATCGTGGTCAGGGATGACGCGAGCGCAAATGACATAGGCGCCGACGCAGTGCTGTCAAAGCCAACGATGGCGGAGCTGCTCAATACGCTGGCAGTGCACGCGCAGCGCAAGCGCGGGCCAAAGCCGCCGCTGCCCCCGGTCGCGGTCGTGGGCGGGGCGCTTGTGGCGCGCTACGTGGATGAGGATTACGAGGCTATGTTTGGCAAACGGGCGGTAGGAATTTGAACAAGTTCGCGGAGGCTCAGGCAGATCCAGCGACAGCCTTAAACGAGAGGGAGTCAATTCCGTCCGCGAATTGCACCGGGGAAACCAACGACGTGAAGACGAGGATGCTAAGGGCCTTTGACCCGCGCATCGCAGGACGCAGACACAGAGACACTGCAACTCCTTTAATCCTCGTTCGGTGCATAAGTTTTGACGGAGGGTGCGGGGATGATCCCAATTCTACACACTGCCAGGCGCGAGAACGGAACCAACGAGGTTAGGATCAACCCCGCAAGTTTATTCTTGCACTCTTTGGCCTATTTATGCAATAGTGGAATCGCCAGGTTGCTTGAGAATGACCCAATTTCTCGAAAAATCGACACTTTGCGCCTTCTTTGCGCCTGGCTGTGCTCTGTCATGGTGACTTCATCCGCAGAGTAGGCCGCGCATACAGGATGAGCGCACTTGAACGGCCTGACTTTTGCACTTCTGACGCTGTAGGGACTTCCGCCCTTGACCGCAGGGCGGGTTTGGCCGGGATTAGTGCTCTTCGGCCCAGAACACGGGGAATCCTATGCGGCCCCAGGTTCTTTTGGTTTGTCAGAGGGAACAGAAACGCACGGCCCTTTACGGACCGCAGGATGGTTGTTTGTGAACGCGAACGTGGATCATTCAAAAGCAGTAACCTGTATGATTTGCGGGGTTTTGAAATTCTCGCACGAATTCACGCGCAAAACTTTCAGGAAAAGGAGATTCAAATGTTAGTCGAATTGGAATCTGGAGTTGTTCTTGACCCATGCCCATTCTGTGGGTCAAAAGCTCTTTTGAAGTGCGACGGGTGGCCAAGTAGCGTTTTTCCCAACAATGATCCGAAGTATGCGTATTACTGGGTGAAATGCCAGAATCCCAAATGTGGGGTAAGTCCGGCGGCGACGTCGAGCGCAACTTCAGCGGTTTCTGCATGGAACAATCGCGAATGACCGTCAAGCACGCAGCAAACGGCGAATTCATGGCCGCATCATGGCTTCTTGAGGAGCTGGGCCTCGCTGCCGGTCCCTACGATGTGCAGATGCTGGCCCAGGTCATCGCATACGCCGCTCGGGACTCAGGCGCGGACGTGGAGGCCGTGAGCAAGACGCTGCTGGTTTGTGCACGGGCAGACGAGGCACGCGGCGAGACGATCAATGTTTTCTATTTCAAGGACCGCAAGTTCGCCAAGGGGATGCGATTTGGAGCGCGGACAGGCACGGCCCCGCTCACGGCAGAGCGGCAGGCGCGCTACGACAAGGCGGCGCACGAGGCGGACGAGGCCACGGACAGGTGGCTGGAGAGTAACGCGCAGCATGACCGCGCAGGCGGCCGATAGGAGGGCGTATGAGCGCAAAGGTGAAGTTGCCGGAGGGAATGCAGGAAGCAATTGGCGACGCGATTGGGCCGTTTCTGTATTTGCCTTATGGCGTGGCGAGGATTGCTGGCGAAGCCGCCCTGCTCTGGCAGCGGGAGAACGCGCGGAAATTGCTGACAGACGAAGTGATCAGGCGTGTTGCTGAAATATGCTCAGTCACACCGCCGCCGAACCTCAACGGAGATGCGACGAGGACAAGGTTAGCGGCCATTCTGAGAGTGATATACGGCGAGCCGGAGCCGGAAGTGCCGCCGGAGATTGCGGACCTGCTCAAGCCGTGGCCGTGCGAGCACAACAAGCCAATCATCGAAGCCTTCCGTCGCGGCCAGAAAGCGGGCAAGTGATGGTCCAGCTTTCACTCGACCTGGAGCCGCCGCGCGCGCGCAGGCCGCGGCTGATCGACGCAGTGAAGGATGTATTGCTGATCCACGAGTGGGTCACGCCCTACTTCGTGCAGCGCGAAATCGAGCGCAAAACGGGCGAGTTTTACTGTGACAGCACCATGTCGGCGCGTATCAGGGACCTTCGCAAGGCACGCTATGGCGGCTACATCGTGGAGCGCCGGCGCAAAGAGGGCACAGATTCGTTCGAGTACCGGATTACAGGCAAAAAGCAATGACACCGGAAGGACAGGTTTTGAAGGCGGTTCTGGACTATCTGGCGGCGCGGCACATTCTAGCGTTCCGCATGAACACGCTGGCCATGCCCACGCCGGACGGCAAGCGGTTCATCAAAGCGGGTGTGCCTGGGATGGCTGACGTGCTGGCGTTTTCATTCGAGCAGTGCGGTGAGCCTATTGATGAAGACCATAGATGCTACGGTCGTTCTATCGTGCCACTCTGGATCGAGTGCAAAGCCGCCAAGGGCAAGCAGAGCGAGCTGCAAAAGAGTTTTCAAGAGCAGGTTGAGCGCGAGGGCCATCGGTACATCGTCGCCCGCAGCATTGAGGATGTAGAACAGGCTTTGAAATGAGGGAGATATGATCGCAGGAAAGGACGTTATGACCGAAGAAGAGGCAAACATTGACGTCGTAGCAGCGAGCGGTCGGACAGGGGGAACAGGCTGATTGAGGGCTATTAGGAAGCCGCCGACGGCGCTGACCCTGGCACGCTACCTGTTCCGCCTCCGGTTTAGGCAGCATCGCGCAGTACCCCGCGCGGTAGTAAGGGGGATCCATACAGCCGCATAGTGCAAGAGCACGCCTCCGGCCTCGCAAGGGGCCGGGAGCGTTTGAAAGTAGGTCTGCAATGCTGACGTCCGATCAAATCAACGAAGTATGGAAAAGGCGGATTTCCGCCGAAGTGTATTCACTGTATTTCGGCGATCTTGCAAGCCTTTATTCCCTGCGAAAACAGTGGATTACTGGCCTCTCGTTTTTTCTGGCCTCCGGTGCCGTCTTCGCTCTGGTTGCCAAGTTACCAATTGGCGTCCCCATTTGGCTTTCTGTTCTTGTGGCATTGATGAATGCGTATGCTGTCGCAGTCAATCTGGACTCCAAAATCAGGATAATGGCGAAATTGCATTACGGCTGGAGCCTGATCGAGAGTGGTTACAAGAGGCTATGGAATCACACCTATAGTGATGAAGCAGCAGCCGAGCTTGAGGATTTGCAACGTCGCGAAGCGGAACTCTCCGAACTGGCGACTACCGACGCTCCGAACGATCCGAAGCGGATGGAGCGGTGGGAGGACCGTTGTGCAGGAAATCGAGCAGGTATCGAATGAGGTTCTGGCTGAGATCCAGGCGCTCGATCCTGCTCTTGCGCTGCCCGTAACAGCCATCGAAGCGCTTGAAGGGCTGGTAACGGCGGCAATCAACGCCTGGAGCACGGCAACAGGCCAGCCGGTCACAGTCGCATCACTGACGGCGCTATTGCCCAATCCAACCCCATTGACACCACCCACAAGCTAGCATCGCGCAGCGGCTCGCGCGGTAGTAAGGGGGACTGGGATGCAGCCGCATTAGAGCACGCTTGCGCCGTCTTACGGGGCGGCGTGGGCGCTTCCCCTAGAAAGCCTGAACGCCATGAAACTCCTGATCGTCCTTTCGTTGCCTGAGTTAGCCGTGCTCGCTGCAGCTGCCTACCTGTGGGTCTACGACTGGCTGCGCGGGAAACCGAGATACCTCTAACGGAGCCGATAAAACAAGAGCTCAGACCATTTGCGCTTAGCCTTGCGGCCAGAGGCGTTAGCGCGATGAGGTGGACAAATCGTCACATGCGGGCCTCCGTCGGACTTTGGCTCTAACGGTCCACAAGCGGCTAGAATCTCTTGAATCACTGCGGTCGTTTCATAAAGCACCCGTCGATTTGTAAAGCGCAGAACGCGGATCCCAAGCTGATTCATTGCGGTAGTGCGTCGCCGATCATAGGCTTGAGCCTTGGGCGTGAGATGGTATCCGCCATCACACTCAATCGCAATGCGTTGCGGGTAGAGCATGAAATCTGCGATGTAGTAGCTTATCGGCTCCTGGCAAGCCACTATGATCGAGGAATTCTTGAAAGCGACCAGCAACTCCGAATAAAGCCGTTCTTCCGCGTGTGTTAATGAACGACGTAACTGATTGGCGTAGTTAACGTTGCGCGAATCCATCGACAATATGATATCATGCCTCTGCGAATCGGCCGTACGAAATTTGACAACCTGCGGTATCATGGTCTCGTGATTGCAATGCCCAAACCGCAGACCCAGCCCGTTGCCGTCATCACCACCGTGCGCATCGCGCAACTGCGGATTGTCGAAGTATTCCCGCAACTGATCCCCACATTCACAGAAATCAGCCCCGGCAAGTGGGCGAAGGCGGCGTAGAATTCATTCATGCCCGCTGGACGCCCAACCGAATACAAGCCTGAATATGTCGAGCGCACAAAAGAAATGTGCTTGGCGGGTGCTACCAATCTCGATCTATCTCACGAATTTGGGGTTAGCTTACAAACACTGCGCAACTGGCGCGCAAAATATCCGGAATTCCTAGCCGCCTTAAAAACAGGGAAAGAGATTGCTGATGCTCAAGTCGAGCGATCGCTATATGAGCGAGCAACCGGCTATTCGTTTGATGCGGTGAAGATCTTCATGCCGGCTGGGGCTAGCGAAGCGGTGAAAGTCGAATACGTTGAGCATGTGCCGCCTGATCCAACTTCCATGATCTTCTGGTTGAAGAATCGCAAACCGGAAGAATGGCGCGATAAGACAGAACTGAAAGTCTCAGGTGATCCGCTCGCTGAACTGCTCGCCGAATTTCGTCAGCAATATGAGGCATTGCCAAAAGCGCCAGATGAATAAGCCATGCAGAAAATGCGACTTGCTAAACTCGGTAAACCCAGAAAACCGAGAACATTATGATGTTGAATTATGGTGAAAGGTTGCGCCGCTTCGCTTATCGCCCGATCGAACTCGATGCTCGCATCAATCTGCTCGATGGCGCCGTTCGCAGCGGCAAAACGTGGGCTCTGCACCCCAAAACCCTCTACGCCTGTCGCTATCCGGTGAATGGCTGGCGGGTCATTACAGGCGTATCGAAGCAGACCATCTTCAACAATGTGCTGAACGACCTTTTCAACCTTGTTGGGCCCTCAAACTACACCTATAACCATCAATCTGGGCTGCTACGGCTTTGTGAGTCTTCCTGGCTCGTCATGGGCGCCAAGGATGAGGGCAGCGAGAAATACATCCGCGGGCTCACTGTGGGCGTGGTGATTGGTGATCAAATCGAGCTGATGCCCCAAGAGTTCTTTCAAATGCTGCTCACGCGCATGTCTCCTGAAGGATCTAGATTCTATGGCACGTTGAATCCTGCGAATCCGTTGCATTGGCTCAAAACAGAGTTCATCGACAACGAAAAGCTGCGCAATCTCGGGATGCTTTCGTATGGCCACTACACGATGGATGACAACCCAAATCTCAGCACCGAATACATCGAAAGTCAGAAGCAGCTCTATACGGGCGTGTTTTACGAACGCTATATTCTCGGCAAATGGGTTGTGGCCGAGGCAGCGATCTATCGCGATGTGCTGGGCAACGCCTGCTATTACACGGACGCTGATCGGCCGCAAGCCCTACTGACCAGTTTTGCGGCTCGTTACATCGGCGTGGACTATGGAACGATCAACCCATGTGTCTTTCTGGAGATTTTCGACGATGGCAAGACGCTCTGGCAAGAACGCGAGTATTACTGGGACTCTCAGGAAAAGCGGCGCCAGAAGACCGATTCGGAATACGCCGATGATTTTGATGCCTTCGTGGGCCGCGAACGCCGCGGGCTCGTGGTCATCGCTGATCCGAGCGCAGCCAGTTTCAAGCTGGAGCTCGTCAAGCGCGGCTATCAGGTGATGAACGGCGAGAATGAGGTGCTGGAGGGTATCAGGCGTGTCTCGGTAGCGCTCAAGGCCGGGATGTACCGGATCCACGCGCGGAACAACCCCAAGACCAGGCAGGAGCTTGAGGGCTATTCCTGGAGCGAGAAAGCAGCCAAACGCGGAGAGGAGGAGCCAATCAAGGAAAACGATCATAGTTGTGACGTGATTCGCATGTGCGTGAGCAAGATGATCCCGAAGTGGCGTGTCGGTTAATCTACTTGAGATTGCAAACTCTTCATTCTTAATTCAGCGACAATATGGAAGCGTATCACGATTCGTATTCCTATTCAAGCACTATTGTAAGATGAGCGCATGGACTCGCTGACCGTTGCTAAGGCGCGCGCCGCCGAAAAGCTGAAGATCAAGCCGGCGCCGCAACTGAGAGGCGCGGTTGATATGTATTCCAATCCTGCTGCGAACGTGGGTTGGGGCTCAACGAGTCTTGCCAATGGCGGCCGGCACGTTCCGTTCCGGATTTCGCTTGACTATCAGAAGCTCGTTTTCATGTACCGCGGCTCGTGGATCATCCGCTCGGTCGTGGATACGAAACCTCAAGACCAACTGAAAGCATTTCCAACACTTACATCGCAGGTCACACCAGAGGATATTGCAGCCTTCGACAAAGTGATTGCGGATACGGCTACGCTCCAGAAGTACATCGAAGGCCGCAAATGGGGCCGGCTATTCGGCGGCGCACTCGGAATCATCATTCTCAAAGGCCACAATGATCTGGCGCAGCCGCTGGCGCTCGAGGACGTGGACGTGGACA